CAGGGACTGTCCAACCGCGCAGCGGCCAACCTCGCCGGCATTGGCGAGTCCACGTTACGCGGATGGATGGATGCGGACCCGACTTTGCGCGCACGTATCGCGCAGGCGAGGACCAATCTGGAGCAGAAGCTGGCGCGGCTCATCGAGGCAGCGGCCGAGCAGGGGGACTGGCGGGCGGCAGAGGCGTTCCTGAAGCGCCGGTATCGCGAGGACTGGGCAGACTCGATCCAGGCGGAGGTCTCGGGGCCGAGCGGAGGCCCGATCGTTGTGCAGGTCGATGCTGACGCGACCCCTGATCAGGTCGCTCGCGCAGTGGCGGAGGCGCTAGCTCGTGCCAACAGCAGTGACAACGCCTAGAGTCGATCACATCAGCGTCAACGGCAGGCCGGTCGAGGTGCAGTATGGGCCCCCACCCTGCCCTGTGACGTTCGCGACTCAGACGCTCGGACTCTGGCTGTCACGCAAGCAGCGCGAGGTGCTCGAAGCGGTCCGAGACCATCCGAAAGTCGTCGTACCGAGCTGCCACGCGGCCGGCAAGACGTTCCTCTCCGCCATCGTCGTCTTGTGGTGGATGTTCACGCGACGGCCCGCCTACGTCATCACGACCGCTCCGACGTGGCGCCAGGTGCAACGGCTGCTGTGGAAGGAGATCCGCGCCCTGCACCGCCGCCTGCCAGAGTCCATGCGGGCGCGGTCCGAGTGCGACCTGACGCAGCTGAAGATCCTCTCGGCGGACGGCAACCCAGACCCGTACCACTACGCCTACGGGTTCGCGTCGGACCGGGCTGGCGACATGCCGGGCGAGCATGCTGAGAACATGCTCGTGGTCTATGACGAGGCGCCAGGCATCGAGGATGAGCAGTTCGCGGTCATGGACACGTACCAGCCGGAGCGCGAGCTGATGATCGGCAACCCTGTCAACGCCACGGGCCGGTTCCGACGCGCGGTCGAGAAGCCGGAGCTGGGCTGGCACACCGTCAAGATCAGCGCGTACGACACGCCGAACTTCACGGGCGAGGAGTGCCCCGAGGTGGTTGGGCGCCAGCTCCTGCGCCGCGAGCGAGTCGAGGAGTGGAAGATCGAGTGGGGGGAGGACTCGGCCTACTACCGAAGCCGCGTCCTCGCCGAGTTCCCGGATGAGTCCGAGGACGCCGTGATCGCCCCGTTGTCATGGGTCCAGGCCGCGCGCGACCGAGAGCCGCTGCATCTGCCACATGCGACGGCGCAGGTGGGTGTCGACGTGGCGCGCTGGGGCAGTAACCGCACGTCGATCGTGTCGCGTCTCGGCGCGGAGATCGTGGCGATCCGCTCCTACGAGGGCAAGACGTCACTCCAGGACGTGGCAGCGCGCGCCAAAGAGGCCGCGGCCGAGCTATGGCAGCGTGCGCGTGTGCCCGTGACGGTCCTCATCGACGAGACGGGCGTTGGGGCTGGCGTCGTCGACTGGCTCGTGCCGGAGTCCACTGACCGCATCCGGTTCGTGGGCGTGAGCTTCGGATCGCGCGCCAGTGAGCCTGATCGGTTCGTGAACTGGCGGGCCGAGGCGTATTGGTGCATCCGCGAGAGTCTGAGGCCACTGAGCAACTGGCCGGAGCTCGCGATCACGGCTACTGGGGCTGAGGTGGAGCGGTTCGCGGCCCAGATCAGCACGATCCGGTATCAGTACCGGCAGTTCCGAGTGCAGATCGAGAGCAAAGACGACATGGACAAACGCGGAATGCCGAGCCCGGACGAGGCCGACGCGGTCGCGCTCGCGGTGGGGCCTGTGCCGGTCGCAGAGGGGCCGCAGGAGATCGTGACCGAGGATGATGTCCTGCCGGGCTGGCAGGCTATCCAGGCTGGAGCGGCGAGGCTATGAGGGCTGATCGTGCCGAGGTCCGGTGCCCGAGCTGCGGGCGGATCGTCGCGATGCGCGAGCGAGGCGCGATCTCTGGCGTGTGCGTCACCTGCAGACGTTGTCGGCGCGTGGTTGTGGTGCGTGTGACGGACGCGGGCCTGATCACGGTCGAGACGGAGGCCGCGACGTGATGCGCGCGGAAACGTCGGGTGCTGAGGGGAGGAGGATCTACATGCTGTGCCGTACCTGCGGTTACATGCTCGAGCCACTCGACAAAATATGCCCTCGCTGTCACCAGAACCCGATGGACGCGCCGCCTCCGCCGCAACCAGCGCCCACGCCACCTGCGCCCGAGCACAGTGGGCTGCGACGCGCCCTCGATCACTCGATAGGCGCACGGGAGCGACGGGACCGGATCCAGGCGGCAGTGGCCGCAGAGACCGCTGCGGACGATGCTGGCCTGGGCCTCTGCCCGATGTGCGGTAGCCGTAGGCTGGTAGAGGCGTCGATGATCGAGAGCCGGGCGCGTTACCCGCTGTGGGCGATCATCCTCACGTGCGCCCTCGCACTGTTCACGATGGGTCTATCGTTGATCGCCCTGCCGTTCCTGCTGGCCAAAGACCACTTCCCGGTGCACCTGCGCTCGTGTCAGGTGTGCGCCCATCGGTGGCGTGCGTAGCAGGTATTCGCTGAATATGCGTGTATAGCAATATGAGTGTCCCTCCGTAGTGGGCCATCGTGCCCCGCACAGGGTGCGCCCCATAGGGGCGTGTAGTGGACCAGACCGCGCGAGGTCGTGGCCCTGTGCGTATGCCCTGGAACCGAGCACCGCAGACTGCAGAGCGCGCTGAGCGCGCCTCGGCTGTCGACGTCTCGATCGCTCGCACTGAGGCGCATCTGGCGCGCGTCTCCGAGACCATCGCAGCGGAGATGCAGCGTGAGCTGACCGAGGAGTCTGGATGGCAGCTGCTATCGGACCTCGGTGGCGACTCGTACGACCTGAGCAACGCCGCCCGCGCGGCGATCGCGGCGAAGTGCATTCGGCTGTGGATGGTCGATGGCGCGATCGGGCAGGCGGAATCGCTCCTGGCGAGCGGCACGTTCGGGCAGGGTATCAGCGCACCCAGAGCAGCGGACCCGCGCGTGCAGCGGATCATCGATCGGTTCTGGGACGATGCGGACAACCAGCTCGCGCTGACGTCCATCGACGCCATGATCGGGATCAATCGCGCCCTCATGCTCGAGGGCGAGCGGTTCCTGACTGTCCACACCAGCGCGGCCGACAGTCTCGTGAAGCTCGCGGACATTCCCGCCTCGGAGATCACGGACGTCATCACACATCCGCAGAACCGCCGGAAGGCTTTGGTCTACAAGCGCAGCTGGCGTCCGGCTCGGTATGACTGGGGCCGCGGCACGTGGGTGACGGACACGCAGCCCATGGTGCGGTACTACCGAGACCTGGCGGCGCCGGATCCGCGCGCACCGCGTGACGATGATGACGACGAGGCGCTGGAGCTGCTGGCCTCGGTGCCTGACCTCGATGATGACACGGCTATTCTGCACGTGCGGGTCAACAACATCGGTCTGCGCGGGGTGCCCGAGGTGTATCGGGCGTATGACTGGGCGAGGACGCACGCGGGCACCGTATCCGACATGGCGACGATGACCAAAGCGCTCTCGATGTTCGCGTGGCGCAAGAAGATCCGTACGCGCAGCGAGGCAGCGGTGCGCAGTGGGGCGTCGCAGTTCCAGTCGCCTCCGCCTGGCCCCGGCGCCGTGCATGTGAGCAACGAGAACGTCGAGCTCGATCCGGTGAACGTGGGCACTGGGGCGACGAGCAACCAGAGCGCCACGGGCCGCCAGACGTTCCTCGAGGCCATACGACCATTCGGGTTCGGCGAACACTGGTATGGCGACGCGTCGACGGGCAACCTCGCGACGGCGAGCTCGATGGAGCAGCCTGCGGTGTGGCGGATCCTCGCCAGGCAGACTCTGTTCGAGCGCGCGCTCCGGACTGTCATCGACTACGCCATCGAGCGGTCCATCGAGATGCAGGACTATCTGCCGATCCCGCGGTCGGTCAAGCGGTACTACGACCTAGACTTCCCGCCTCCGCAGCCGCGCACCGAGCAGACGGTGTCCATCATGCTGCCCGCTCTCGCAAACGCCGCGAGCACTGGGCTGATAGACAAGCGCGAGGCGAGCTACCAGGCATATGTGCTGCTGGGCTCAGACGACATCGACGAGATCATGGAGCGGCAGTATCCGCCGCAGGAGCAGTTGGAGGGCGAGCATCAGGAGGCACCCGAGCCGGAGGCGCCAGAGGAGCTGGCTACGGAGGCGGAGAGGCCGGACGATCCCGCGCGAGATCCGCTAGCTGGCTCGTTCGCGGCACGGTTTCAGACTGAGATCATCTCGCCCTGGCGCGAGTCTGTGCGTCGGTGGCTGAGGTCTGTCGAGTCCGTGCCGGGCCCTGCGGCCCTGCGCCGCGCGTTGGTTGCGAACGCGATGCCGGATCGCAAGCGGATCGAGACACTGCTTGTGGAGCTTGGCATCGAGGCTGGGAACCATGCGGGGCAGCAGACTGTGGACAGGATCCGGGAGCAGCTCCTGGCAGCGGCTGGGGTACGCGAGGCGGAGGGCGACGATGATGACGAGGCCGCGGCC